GCTATTACTTCCTCACAATCCATTTTGTAAACATAATTAAAAAAATCAACTAACATATCAATTGTTATGTTACCATGCATTGAACCTAGGAAAACTTTCCTGCCAATAAATTGTATAGTTGCAACAGCATCATAAGCATCTTGTGACTCGAAAGATTTTCCCTCTGAATAAAATCTAACATTAGCTACTATAGGTTGAACATGAATAGGCATTTTTATTTTTATTTATAAAAACCCAGCCTGGCTGGGTTTTCTTATTTACTCTTGTAGAAGCTGTTTCTTTTTTAAAATTTCGATCTTTTTAGGTTTCTTTTCTTCTGGTAGTACATGCTCTAGATTAATAGAAAGCATACCATTTTCTAATGTTACCTCTGTGATTTTAAGATCTTGAACAATGTAGGAGCGCTTAAAGCCTCTACCTGCAATGCCATGATGCAAGTATACATCATTGGTTGCTTGTTCTGCATGTGTACCAACAATAGTTAGAGTGTTTTCTTGAAGAGTAATATCAAGATCTTTTTCAGAAAAACCTGCTACTGCTACATCAATAGCAAATGTGGAATCACTCGTCTTTCTGATATTATATGGAGGATAGGAAGTACTAATTTTTGAGGAACTAATATCGTCAAAAATCTCATTAATATTTTTAAAGAATCGATCATGCCCTACAAAATATTGATCAAGAAATTTATCATTAAAGTTTACTGGTTGTAATTTAGTCATTGTTTTCTCCTTTTTAGCAAGAATTAAATGTGAGACCCCTAAGGCATCTCACATTTGTATTTATAACAGAACTCAAAAACTAGTTAACTTTTTGTGCTGATTTCCTTCTACCTAAGTTATATTTTGCCTGAGCTGTCCACTCATTCTTTTCTTTAAATGTAAGAACTTTAATTTGTGAAAGAGGGGCTAGATCAGTGCATGTTGATTCATCGGCAATAGTTATTAAACCCCAATCTTTTAAAAGTTTAGCAATAGTATTTCTACGCTGCAGATCATTATTTGAAATATCACAATACTTTCCATCTAGAGCAAACAATTCTTTAAAATGTACTAGAAAGTACTTGCCCTGCTTGTGCAGAATGTGACATGACTGATAAAGAATTTTGTCTTTTTTGGAAGCAACACCAATTCTAGACAGAGTCTCTTTAATTTTTAAGAAGTCATCTGGTTTAGCTAAAATTATCTCTAGAGGTTGGTATCCCTCTAGATTCACATTGAATTTAATATTAGTCATTTTGAAAGCCCACCTTTTTGTAATTTTTGTTTTATCAGATCAAGTTGTTCTTGCGAAAAGAGAGTATGAACTCTGTGGGCTTGTTGTGTGCTATACCCATAAAAAGATTTAATAATCTCAATCGCCTCCAGCTTATCAGCTTTAAACCATTTGTTGTACCGCTTTTTAGGTTTAATTATATATTTAAGAAAGTCATGCTGGAGTTTCTTGTCTAGATGTGGGCGAGAGTTCATTTCATTAGCGTAAATTACTGTGTCAGCACCAAAACTTAGAGCTTTATTTATGATGAAAGGATTATACTGCTTCTCTGACCAATCATCAACAATCAAGTTCTCTTTGCTATTTGTGATACTTTCAACGAAAGCAAAGGGAGCAATTGTGGGTAATTTATACTCTTCCATTTTATTTCTTAAATGTAATTGATGCCATGATCTCTGTCAGACAAGCAACTAAATTAATCTCTTGATCTGCACAAAAACTTGACTTATATCCATAATCTGCTAATATTAAAACTAATTGAGGAACCTCGTTTGCTTTATCTAGAAGATCATCATAAATCTTACGAAAAAGAGTTGAGGGATCATTGTCTAGATTTGCAACAACCCACTGGCGCATCTTCTTCCAGTCTTTTTCTTTCAAAGACTTGACTAGTTCCTTGGTATTTACATCATCAACCTTACTTAGTAATCCCTCGTCGATATTACCATGAACTGAATACTTTTGTAGTTCGTTTAAAATTCTTCTATAATCTGGGAAGAATTTCATCAATAAAGCAGCAATTACCTTTTCATCATATGAAATTTTTTCATTATCAAGAATAAACTTTATTCTTTTCATGAATTTTGCTGCAATCTTGGGACTTTCCTCCCTTGATATTTTAAACTCTACAACAGCACAACGAGAATGTAGAGGAGCAATGATTCTGTTCTTAAAGTTACATGTTAGAATGAATCTACAATTTTGTGCAAATTCCTCCATGAAAGATCTAAGGGCAGGTTGTGTAGAGCTAGCCTGCAGGTAATCTGCTTCATCTAGAATGACTACCTTAGGCTTACCTGTTAGAGAAACTGTAGATGCAAACTGCTTTATCTTTGTTCTTAGAGTATCAATACCAGATTCCTCTGAACCATTGATAATAATATAGTCAGTTTCCAACTCCTCACAAAGAGCTCTAGCTATGGTCGTTTTACCCATACCAGCTCCTCCACAGAGTAGCATATTTTGAATCTCACCTTTAGTAATATATTCCTTAAAGGTGTTCTTTTGACTCTCTGGGAGAATACAATCTTCAATTGTTACTGGGCGATATCTTTCGACCCACAAAAACTGCTCATCACGAATTTGATCCATTTTTAAATCTTTGAGGTTGGTTCAACTGCTAGAATATAAACCATTTGCTTGCCCTTAGTTGTTCTAAATTCAACAGCTAATCCGGGCTTCTTTGCAATAGTCACTTTGTAATCGTTTGGCATTAGTTTGAAATTTTCTGTTGCCAAATCGCACTGAAAATCATCTTTGCACTTACCAATTACTCGATTGAAATTGTTTGCTGTACTATTCTTCTTATCACCGATACGCATTGTGACTGTACCCTTTTCAGATACAATTGAAAGAGTAGGAGCTGCTAGTAATGCCATGATCTTACTGATTGTTTGAATGTCCTTACTTGTCAAATCAAATTGAAAGAAAGGTTCAAACTCTACTTCCTTTGTAGGTGGCTCTGGCAGATTAACGCTACAATAAAAATATTCAAAAGCACCCGAATCATTCTTAATGACCATGCTCTTATCTCCAAAATCAATATCTTGATCATCGGAGAATGACAGAATTTGTAGAAGGGAATTTAGTTCATAAATTCCAAACTTCTGAGGGATCTCTTCCTCGATCTGAGCTGTGGCGAAAATAGACTTAGCTACATTAACTGTGGCAAGCTTCTTCCCTTCACGAAAAACCATATTTGGATTAATCATTGCAAAATTTTTCAAAATTTGAATCGTTTCATTACATAATTTCATTTTCTATAATCCCTAACTTTTGTTGTTTCATCTGAACCTACTTCTTTATCATGAGTATGAAGTAACATGATAGCATAGTGTAATACTTTTAAAATATCTTTTCTATTTCTACCTTCCTTCTTACCATATCTTTGAACATACTTCATTATGTTGCCTACAGTAAATCCAACTCCATGCCCATTGTCTATAATAAATTCGGATGTTTGAATTTTACTTTGAGCATAATGCTCGTTATACGTTGAATCAATATAAACTTTTAAATCTTCTAAAATTTTATCTTCACTATATTTGTAATCTATTTTCTCCATGGGAAGGTTTCTCCATATTTTTGTTCCATAGCTTTGTTTCCTTCGATGAAGAAATTTGGCTGTACTGAATCTGCTCTGTTTCCTGCTCTATAGTTAACAGTATACTTACCTGACACATTACACTCTATTTTATTATGTCTTAGAGTAGATGTCAATAGGCGATCCACCTCTGGTTGCTCTTGTGGATGTCTTGCTCTACGATACCAAATAGGTGATAATTGAACTGCTAAAATTTTTGGTAGGAAGTAACAGTTTACATCTACAAAATAATCATTCACTACAGATTCCCAATTACCTAGACTCTCACAATCATCATTGCAAATAAAGTTACCATCCATATCTGTTATTTTTCTAAGTGAGCATGACCAACTATTAGGTTTGGTACATTCAACTAAACTCTCAACATGATCGGGTTCTAACCAATTATCTTCATCTAGATAAGCTATATAATCTCCCTTCGCCAAAAAAGTACCTGCTGCATACATTCTATGACCATTGTAATTATCAGTACCGGTTGGATAAGGTAGGACTATAACATCTTGTGTGAGATCTAATTCAAAATCATGATTAGATAAATGTTCTTTTCCATCTATAAAAACCAAATGCTGAATATTTTTATAGGTTTGATTTTGTACTGATTCTAAATTCTTCTTTAAAAATTCAGAACAAGTTGTTGCTGTTATTATTGTTACTAGTGGATTATTCATTAAATTTCCATCCAAATTTATCCTCCGGTTTCACTCGGCTTATATTAAAGCCTACACATTTTTCTAATGTATTTGGATATAAAGGATTATCGTGTTCATCCCAACCATTGCCACAAAACTCATATTCGTTTTTAAGAGCTTTTCTAGATTCACCAAACCATCCCTCATGCATTGAATGAACCATAGCATTATCTCTTACAAAAGGCCAGACACAATCTCGAAGAAATACTTGGTCATTAGTATAGTAAAAATTATTACTAATAAACCTCTCCATTTCATCTTTAATCGAATCGGGTAATTTTCCCTTTAATCCAAAAGCACAAGCAATGATAGGAAATTCATAATGTGCTTCATGATCTCTAAATGTATGGAAATTACAATTTGAATCTAACCATTCATTAACTGCCATTGCTTCTCTTTTTGTTATTCTACCATCGGAGTCTCTTACAATGGTAATATTGTCGTCCGATTCAAACATTGGATAGAATCTCCAAAAAACAGCATTGGGATTAAATTCTTTCTCTATAATATCTGCATCAACATTTTCAAAATTTTTAGCATTCTCTGTGTAAATTCTTACTCTCCAATCGGGATAGTAATACTTACTCAATTGAACTTGTTTCTTGGCTCCAACAATGTAACGTGGATTATCTCCATATACACTCATTGCAATTATTTTATTACTCATAATTTATCCTAATAATATTTTCAGGTAATTCTATATGAAGTCCACCCTCTGATAATTTCCTAGTATTGTGAAAAAATACTTTATCTGTTTTTATTTTATTTTGATAGAGAAGACCAACAATTAAAGGAAATAATCCACTATTGATAAAATGTATTTCCTTAGCAAAACAAATAGTATGGATATAATCTAAAATATCCTTTGTATCTTCCTTTCGTACAAAGAATTTAGGTAGAGGAGAATCTATAGCTAGATCATATACCCCGGCTGTACTTTCATTATGAACAAAGATATAATCCTCTCCTAGATCATTTTTTACTTTATTATAAAATTTATTTGACTTACTTAGATTAGAGGGTAGTGTGAAATATTCATTCTTAACCTCAAAAGGAATATTTAACTGGTAATAAAACGATTTTTCAAATGAATTTAAATCTGTATTCTCAAATCCCACTCTTAGAATGGGAATTTGTGTATCTTGTGATAATTTAAAAACATCATCTGGTTCTTTCTCTATTGGATAAATTGTGATGTTCTTAAAATCCTCATAGAGATGACTTATACACTCTACATGCTGCTTTTTACATATCAATGTTACATTTGCATTTTTACTAACATAATGTACTAATCCATTACAAACAAAATGATCTCCTAAACCCAAATGGTGATACAGAATAAATGTGTCAATTACCATATAAAATTACTCGAATTATACTTCACTATATTGAATAATTCTTTATCAAAATCTGCTTTGGGTTGCCATCCTAAAGTTTTAATTTTAGAATCATCTAAAGAATATCTTAAATCTTGTCCTGGTCTAGTGCAGTAGTTTACATAATCATAAGGCTCTTCTGCACCTGTTATTAATTGAACTATTTTCCTTACAACGTCAATATTGCGACATTCATAATTTCCATTGACATTATAAATTTGATTTTCTTGATTTGAATTAATAAGAAGTAAAATTGCCTCTACTGTATCATTTACATTTAGCCACGTTCTCTTAGGTAATCCATGGTCATGCAAATCAATCTTCTTTCCCAATAAAATATTCTTACATGTCTTTGGAATTAGCTTCTCGACATACTGTCCAATACCATAATTATTTGTTGGTCTAATTATTAGATATTTTAATCCATATGTTCTTGCCCATGAACATACCAACATGTCAGCAGCAGCTTTAGATGCCGAATAAGGATTGCTTGGATTTAGTATATCCGTTTCTTTATGAGAACCTTCAATAATATCTCCATATACCTCATCTGTACTTATCTGAACGAAAGTTGGTCTGCTAAGAGAACTTTTTTGTTTAATAAGTTCAAGAAGATTATGTACACCATTTATATTTGATTGAAGGAATACTTTTGACGAGTTTATACTATTATCAACATGAGACTCTGCTGCTGTATTAATAACAAAATCACAATCATAAAGGAACTCTAAATCATTTATATCTGCTTGTATGAACTTAAATCTGTTATTAGTCAATTGTTTCAGATAATCTGGATTTGCTGCATATGTAATTTTATCCACACCAATTACATACCAACCTTCCTCCAAACATCTCTGAGTTAAACGATATCCAATAAAGCCTAAGCAACCGGTTACATACACTATTTTTTTCATTATCTTCTTTCAATATAATTTTGAATACTTCTATCCAAACCAATCAAATCAAGATTGAGGCTTGACAATAGTTTACCAGAGGCAGTATAATTTTTTTCACTTACTGAATTTATTTTAAAAGGTGACAAAGAGACACGGTTTAAAATATCACTCAAGTATAATTTTTCTCGATATACACAATTTATATCTCTTGGTATATTATCATTAAATATGACCTCTAAAAGTATTTTAGTTAAGTCATCTGCACTTATATAATCAAATTCTCTATCATCTATAGATTTTAAATCGCCATTCAGATGTTTAGCAAATAATCTAAAATTTGGTTCTGTATGATCAAAACAACCAAATACTCTTAGAATATAGGCGTTATCTAATTCCACAGATATTCTGGATATTTTATTCTTACTATAACCATAACTATCTTTAGGATATCTATAGAAGATATCTCCTTCCTCTACTCTATCTATATTACAAGTCAGATCAAATTCTGCACCACTACCAATATTAATAATCTTTTTATAGCGCCCATAATTTATAACATTTAAAAAAATGTCAAGATTATTTTGAAATTCTTCTTCATCATAATAATTAAATGATTTTTTATTACCCGCTGTGGCGCAATTGATAATATAATCGGGTTTGTTTTTCTCACACCAATTTTTAACATCTAGATAGGATCTAAGATCAACATCTTTTCTAGTAACAGGTAATATTTCAAAATATTTTTCTGGTAATTTTTGAGCAAAACAATTACCGAGGAATCCATTTCCACCAAGAATTGCTATTTTATTTTTTACCATAATCAGGAAACTCAACTATAATTGTACTTTTTCCATCTGTTCTGTGGTATGCTTTTTGATAGGATGGTAAAATATCCTGAGGCTCTTTACATTCAATAATATCAATTGTTTTACACATTAATCTAAATGCATCTGAAAAGTTACCTTTATGCTGCTCTTGAGGATCAATTGGATTTTCAGAACCCACTGCTACTCTAATTATAACTTTAGGTGTACATTCACTATTAATAAGTGATAACTTATCTAAATGGTTTACTATTTGATCGGTGGCACAGAGAAGAAAATTCCATCTAGGAACTACACTAACAGGAATGAATCCATTTAAAGCTAGTCCTATACTAACTCCAATTTGAAAATTCTCTGCTACTGGGAATTCCATCTTTTTATTATAAGGAACTTTAACAAGAGATTCATAACATCCTGTTCCTGCAAAACAAACTGCTTGTCCTAAAATTAATGTTTTAGGCTGTTTTGCTAGCCAATTCATTGCCTCAATTAATTCTGTTTGATATGTATTCATATTAAAATTGAACTCTTATGCCAGCACCTGCGTGAGGATATTTATCGTTTGTATACTTGTAGTATACTAGATGGTCATTTTCAAAATAAGCCAAGTTTTGTTTAGGAAGATACCATTTATTCTCACCCCAAACATGTTTTGTTGGAGTTAGAACACTCAATTCATTATCCTCCACTATGAATTTTATTGGAAGATTATGAGCTACAGAATACTTATATGCCTCTGCCCATGCACCGGTTTCTGCACTCATATCACCAGTCCAACACCATACTCTTTCATCTGTATTTTTAAGTTTAGCAGCAAGAGCCAAACCTGTAGCAATACTAGGAATTCCACCTACAATACTGCTACATATGAACTTATACTCTGGTAAATTCATTACCATACTTTTTCCATCCATAATTTTTTCTTTTAAAAGATTTGGTGGAATTCCCTTTAAAAGGGCTTGATAATGATTTCTCCAAGTACAACAAACCCAATCCCTCTGAATATCAATATTCTCAAATATTCTTATAATAAGATCCTCTGTATTGTGGTACAGATGAATTGGTGCTTTAATTTTAGCAGAGTTAAAAAGACTTGCTATCTCATTTTCAAATTCAATTAAAGATTCTTTATTCATATTTTCTCATGAACTGATCTACAATATGACTAATGTAATTTATCTTTGTTCTAGTAATGACAGGACTAGTACCTAGGAAGAATGTATTAGTCATGGAGTATGTTGCATTTTTAAATTCACTTTTAACTTTATTGATATCCATCAAATGTGAATATGCTGGTTGTAGTAAAATATTTCCTGCAAAATATGGACGAGTTTGTATTAGATTATCTTCTAGGAAATCAACTAAATTCTTTCTATAAAATGGAGCGGTGTCCTTTAAAGTCAAAGGAAAAGCAAACCAACTTACATCGGCTTCTTCTAGAGACCTTGGAATGATAAAATATTCCTCATACTTCTCAAAAATTTCCTTTAGTAAATAGTAATTTCTCTTTCTTAAGTAATGAATATCTGGTAATTTTTCTAATTGAACCAAACCAATTGCACTTTGCACCTCAATAGGTTTCAGATTATATCCAATCTCGTCATAGACATACTTATGGTCAAATATTTCACCTGGTAAGCTTGGAATCCATTCTTTAAATCTTTCCTTACATGTTCCACATTTTAACTTATTTGCCTCCGGACCATTACAATAGCAGCCTCTACCCCATTCACGGAAACTACGTAGAATAACTTCTTGCTCATAAGTATTACATGCTACATAGCCACCTTCACCCATAGTCATATGATGTGCTGGGTAAAAACTACAAGATGCCATTTCACCAAAACTTCCTAGAGGTTTACCTTCATAAGAAGATCCTAGAGCATCACAGCAATCTTCTAAAAGAATTAGATTGTGTTTCTTAACCAATTCCATAACTCTATTCATTGCAGGCGGATTACCAAGGACATGTGCAAAGGTAATTACCTTAATGTCTGGATTTTTACTTAAAATTTCTTCTGTTTTATCTAAATCTAAGTTTAAAGTATTTAATTCTATATCAACAAAAACAGGTTCATATCCATACTGAAGAATTGGATTTAATGTAGTAGGAAAGCCGGCAGCTGGTGTGAGAATTTTTGTACCTTTAGGTAAGTTATATCCCCGTTTACTAGATAACGCTGCCATCATTAATAGATTGGAACTAGATCCTGAGTTTGTTAAAATACCATGCTTTTTACCGAATTGTTTACAAAACTTTTGTTCAAAGCGTAAACTTTTATTACCCATTACTAGCCAACCACCTAGTAAAGTTTCAACGGCAGCAACATATTCCTCCGGACCAAAATAAGGACCGGAGTAGTTCACATGATCTACTCCAGGAGTCCAAGTTGTATTTTGCTTCTCTTTAATATAATTTTCAACTAAATTCAATATCTCTTTCAAGTTCTGCTCCAGTAAGCAAATGTAGTTTCAAGGTATGAATAACCATTTTTATTTTTAGGTTCATCTACTGTTAGAGGATAGATCCAATGCTCATTGTACATATTATGCCAATTTTTATATCCATCTACATGTGTCCATCTATAGCCATAGATGCCAAAAAACAATTGAATAGTTCCACCTGTTTGAATACCTACCTTCCCCATCTTCTTTGCATGGTTTACAAAGATGGGGGAGGATGTAGTAGAACCACTCAAAAGTACATCGTAATCATATTTGTCAATTTCATTAATCATGTATTTTACATTATCTTCCCAAGAATTGCAATTGGGATATTGTCTATCATCTAAAAGTGGATGGTATGGGGCTCTTACACAACCAACCAAATCAAAAGGAGCAATTATATCTCTATTCTTTCCCCATACCTTGTCTATTTTTTCCCACTGTCTCATAATGCTTTCATAATGGGTAGATACTACTAATACTTTTTTATTTTTTAGAAAATGTGTCCATGGTGTATGTACTGGAATACCCCAAGTATTATCATATCCTAGTAAAGCTCCTGGATCTACTATAAGGAAACTATGACTAAAGAATAATGGTTTTTGCCCATAAAGGGAATTTATTGTGGGACTATTTTGCAGTGTCTGTGCACAATCTACAAATCCAAGTATATCACTATTATTAATAGAGTCAATTACTTTTGGCATTACTACATTAAAGGAATAATTCAAATCTGTGGGATAAATACCCGACTCAACTAAAGATCCACCGTGATAATGTTGCTCCGATGGAACTGTTCTATTCAGCATACACTCTACAACATAACCAGCAGTATTATCAATTCTTACTAATGAAAATGATTCGTTTAATTGTAGCTTTGTTGCTATAAGCTGATTTAGTTCTTGAAATTCTATTCTCATACAATAACCTCTGTTAACATGTTTTGTGCTCGCGCTATTCTATCATGTAATTGCATAGCAGGCCATTGAATTAGAAAATCACCTTTAACCCAATTTCCATCATTACCCAATTTATCTAATTGAGGAGCAGGCCAGGGCAAATAACTATAATCATAAGAATTAAAAGTTCTCTGGGGCACTTGTTTGATTATACCTTTATATTCTTCATAAGTTTCCCACATGATTTGTTGCTCATACATTCCCATGGGATTGAGATATGAATTCATTCTAGATAAAATCATATCAAGATACTCATTGCCCTCTTTACTATTTCTAATTAGAAAACTATCAGCGTTCATACCATTTAAATCAACCCCGATAATAAAGTGATAATTTTCATCAATTATATCTTCCAATTTCACATTGAAATTTGTAATCATTGAATCACAACCTGTCCACCATAACCATGAAATATTTTTGGTAGAGAACAAATGCTTTATTAGCATTATTTTTTCAAACCCATGAGGAATTCCTCTGAACTCATATTCCCCATAACATCCACTATAGTTATGTTTATTGCAATAATTAACCTTGTTTTGAAACCAGGTAATTGCAGCAAGTGGTTTGTAGTTAAGATCCCCTGCTGAGAGAAGAGTTATATTATTCATTGAAATACTTTGCAATAGATTCTCTGTCGCTCTTTATGTGAGAAAACAATTTCTTCAGATCTAAAGGTAAACTCTCAAATAAAGCTAGCATTTCTCTCTCCGCCTTATCCTTATTATAATTTGTTCCCTCTGGATGTTGAATAACGTGATTATAGTCTCTAAATACTGGCTTTTGCTTTAGAAATGCTAGAGAAGGAAGTACAATATCCCAACCCCAACCCATAGTATATGGTGTCATATCAATGTTACGATCCTTAAAATCTTGAATAACATCTTTATGAATAAACCAACAAGTACAATCTGTACAAGCAACTATCTTAAGATTAGTATCTGATACTAGAAGTCCCGAAATATCGGTTCTATTTGCAGTATACCATGTATAATCTACATTTGGCGCGTAGATACCCCATTCATACTTTTCCCAATATTTCTTAGCATCTGTCACAAGTTCAGACCACTTATCATAAGAAGCGTCTCCTTGCACATGCCAAAAAATATCTCCGCTAAACAACTTTAACGCCATCATGAATTGATCGGTGAAGAATGATTCCTCTCCAATATTAATCCAATCTTCATCCATATGTTCTTCATCACTATTAATAACTGTGACTTTCACATCAGGAATACTGCTTAAAATCTTTTCTTTTTCTTTTGTTTTTTCGTACTGCCCACGCCAATTAAAAATGAATGAATGTATTAGCATCTCGTGTCTCAATCTTTCTATAAACAATTGCATCAAACCAATTTAAAAAATTATCCAGGAAGTAGTAGGATGGTGGTATATTAAACGCAAACTTGGGTCTTGTCAATATATGATTATACAAATCATCATTACTATCAACATGCATAACAAAGTCAGCAAGTTCATCTTGTGATTTGAACATATGAGCATTGATAAATGCCCCAGAATTGAAGTCTAATGTTACTGTAGGACTTCCCCAATAAATCGGAACTGTTCCAGCATAAAACGCATGTAAAATTTTCTCTGTGACATAACCAGGAAATGTACCAGATTCAAAACATATATTAAACTTTCTCCTTGCAAGAAAATCTATTTTAGCTTGCTCACCATCTAGTTCAATATTGGTGTTCTTAAGAAATCTACCTGCGCTATCAACTCTTTTTATTGCATTGAGTTTCTGAAAAAACATATTTCTTTCTGTGCAATTACCATTACTAACCACAAAAGAACAAAAGTCTGTTTTCTCTTTAATTGCTGGACTAAGAATATAATTATACTTATAATCTGTTTTATGGATATTCTCTAGAGCCCACATATAAATGATGTAGAGTGGTAATCTGTAATGCCACTTATTGAAGTTATGATCAAAAGAAATAGCATAGTGACAATCAAAATTTTCCGGGCGTCTATTTTCCCCGGTATAGAAAATCTTAATACAATCTCTCTTACTGAAATTTAAATTGTCAGCTCCAAAATTATCATCACCGAAGATTAAAAATTCTGGCTTCTCGTTATCAATCTCTATCTCATATCGTAGAGAAAGAGTGTGATAGAAAAATTGTGCTAGATGCTCATTTGTATCAGTAAAACCTAGCTTAAGCTTCTGTTTCATTATCAACACCTCTATATAATTTTACTGAACCTTCAACTAAACTTTTGTTTTTATTTCTAATACAATCATCAATCATCAAATTAATTGCTTCAATGAATTTTGGTCTTTTAATTTTAGAACTAATATCAATCTTTCTCTTTAGATCTGCTATTTCAGCATCTGTTTTTGCCTCTTGAATAGCATCCTCTAACATCCAAATTCTAATATTAATGATAATAAGTTTTTCAATTATCTCTGATATACTATCAGTAGCAATATACTGAATATCTGGCATCTTCTTTTCAGAGAGAATTCTTTGTACTGCATCTCTTATCATTTTATCTAGATAATCACCCAAAATGTTCTCCTTAATTTACATCATCTATTGTTATTATATTGAAACGTGGGCAAGGAACAATCATCTTTCCTCCACCTTTAAGAAATTCTATTTCTCTTTCTTTGAACTCATTAATGAAATGCCATGGCAAAATTAACAAGTAATCTGGCTTTGCAGCGCGCATATCTTCTTCGGAGTATATTGGAATATTTGTTCCCACAGTTTTTAAACCAAATTTATAATGGCTTCTCTCTGCTATTCCATCTATGAGCAAATGATTCAAACCGAAATATTGCAATAAGGTATTACCCTTTGTTGAAGCACCATAACCCCAAATCTTTTTACCTTTTTCTTTTTCTTCTTTAATAAAATTGTATGTTTTAGCTCTCAATTTAAGTAAATTCAAATAAAAAGTCTGCCATACATTCTCTGTATTATAACGCATTCTTCTCTCATAATCCATTAAAGAGAATTTTCTAAAGTTACAAACATCTCTGTATGGTTGAGTACCGAATGTATTTACATTTCCCATATCATGCATTACATATAATCTAAATGAACCACCATTAACATCATTCAATTGGCAATCAACTATTTTAAATCCATTTTTACCTAATAGATTTCTCATAGTAGTTAAAGTGTAATAATAAATGTGCTCATGACAAATATTATCAAATGCCATCTGTTCAATCATCAATGGAGTATAACTTAATTGTAAAACAAAAAGTCCGTCTTGATGCAAAATTTTTCTAACATCTTGTAGAAAAGAATCTCTATTCTCTAGATCATAGAACATTGCTATGCAAGTAATTACATCAGCCTTCTTTCCCTCAAACTCTGTATTTTTAATTGCATTAAGAGAAAAATAATCTTGGATGATTAGATTTGCATGTTTTTCAGATTCTTTTTTATAAGAATCCTCAACGGGATCAATACCTACCCTATACATTGTATTTGGTACAAATGAAAGTAATGTACCATCATTGCAAGCAATATCTAACCATACAGAGTTGGGTTTTAACTTTTTAACAGATTGAATTGATGAAACAATGCTTGCAAGTTCATTTTTCATAGTATCATTAATACCAGATCTATACCAGTATTTACCATACATTGCATCTGGTGGGGCAGATTTCTCTAAACGAACCTCAGCAGTCTTTTCATCAAACATGAGTTTCATTTCATGTTTGCCACCTCTAAAAGTATTCTCATCCTTAATGAAGTCAGATACATACAAATCACCTAATGAAAATAATTCTTTCATGGGTTATTCCTTTTTGTTAACCAATCATATGTTAGTGCTAAACCATAATCCAAATCATATTTTGGACTCCATCCCAATTTTTCTATTTTTGTGAAATCAAGTGGTCTAATAGGAGTTCCATTTGGTCTAGATGTATCCCATAAAATCTTACCTTTGAAATCAACTATTCGAGCTATTTTCTCAGACAATTCTTTAATAGAAATATTATAACCAGAACCAGCATTTATTATTTCTCCATTTTCATATTGTTGTTGTATCATGAGAAAAATGCAAGCATCAGCCATATCATCGCAATACATAAATTCTCTATATGCGGTACCATCACCCCAAAAAGTCACATCAGTACATTCTTGTTTAGCTAATCTAAACTTTGTAAACATAGCTGGAATAACATGTCCATTATCTGGATGAAAATTATCATTTATACCATATAGATTTGATGGCATAATTGTTAATGATTTGAATCCATATTGTTTGCTATAAAACTGGCACATTTTGGCACCAGATATTTTTGCTATAGCATATGCCTCATTTGTTGGTTCAAGAATACCGGTTAGTAAACTTTCTTCCTTTACGGGGATAGATGCAAATTTAGGATATATACAAACTGATCCGAGGAAGAGGAATTTTTTTACTCCATACTTCCATGAATTATGGATTAAATTAGTTTGAATCATAATATTATCATAAATGAAGTCTGCAGAATAAGTATCATTTGCATAAATTCCACCAACCTTTGCTGCAGCATCAAAAACATAATCTGGTTTATGATTTTCAAAAAAATATTCAACACTAGCCTGTGATCTTAGATCAAGACATTCTCTTCCAGCAGTTATAATATTTTTATATCCCAAAAGTTCTAAACGTCTAACTATAGCTGAACCCACCAATCCTCTATGCCCAGCAATAAAAATTTTAGAGTCTTTATTCATTACACATTTCATCCACTAACATTTTAAAAGTATATTCTGGTTTCCATCCTAGAATATTTTGCGCTTTTGTCGCATCACCTAGCAAAGTTTCTACTTCGGTAGGACGAAAATATTTGGGATCTACTTTAATGACAGGCTTACATGTAAATCTATCAATACCAACTTCATTTAAACCTTCACCTTCCCAGTAAATATTCATTTTGAAATGAGGAGCACATTCCTCAACAAACTCTCTTACTGAATATTGTTCACCTGTAGCAATAACAAAATCATCCGGAGTATCTCTCTGTAACATCATCCACATTGCTCTAACGTAATCTTTTGCATGACCCCAGTCTCTCTTTGCATTTAAATTACCTAGATAAAGAATATCTTGCTTGCCCTGAGAAATATTTCTCAAACCATCAACAATTTTCTTTGTCACGAAATTGTGTCCGCGTCTAGGAGATTCATGATTAAAAAGAATACCAGTGCATGCAAACATATCATATGCCTCACGATAGTTTTTAGTAATCCAAAAACCATAAATCTTTGCTGCACCATATGGTGAACGAGGATAGAAGGGAGTAGTTTCTTTTTGAGGAATCTCCTGAACTAATCCATATAGTTCAGAGGTTGATGCTTGGTATATTTTTGTTTTATGTGTTAGACCTAGTAATCTAACTGCCTCTAAAATTCTAAGAGTTCCCAATGCATCTACCTGAGCTGTATACTCAGGTGTTTCAAATGAAACTTTTACATGACTTTGAGCTGCTAAATTATATATTTCATCCGGTTCAATTCTTTGAATTGTCGCACTTAATGATAATGAATCTGTTAGATCACCATAATGTAATTTTAAATTTTTGTTATCAAATATATGATCTATTCTGGATGTATTTATAGATGAGCTTCTTCTAATTATACCATGAACCTCATAATCTTTTTCTAATAAAAGCTCTGCTAAATAAGATCCATCTTGACCGGTAATACCAGTAATCAATGCTTTTTTCATTAATATTTTACTCCATAATTTACAACTTTCCATCTATAATCATTCCACTTGTTACTCACTTGAGTCTCGTGTTTCATCATTACATCATGAAAAATTAAATCTGCTTTAGTTCGTTTAACCATAGAATCAACTAGACATTGGAAAAAAGATCCTACAGCATGAATTTCTTTTGCTCTCTCTATCAAAGTAACAAAATCTAGAACATTATTTGTTACTCCTGGTTTAATATAAACACGCTTTAAATCTTTATAAGAGGTAAGTTGATCAATAGCCAATCCATAATCATCTTGTTGACTACTGCCACCATGTATAAGAATATAATCTTCTCCCCCAGACAGAGTCTGATAAATCTCCTCACTGCGTTCTGTCTTTGCAGGAATACGGCAATTCGTATATCTACATGCAAAAGGCAATCCAGCTAGCTCATAAAATTGTCTATCAAAATTAACAGCCACATTTAATTTAACTAAATTTTGATCTTTATTAAAAATTAATCTCTCCGGATAATGAAGATAAGGATCTGCAAGAGAAATCATTTCAGCATTTAAATTTTGAGCTGTTTGTCTCACTTCTCGCATTGCAGTTTTTGTTACATCAACATCTGGAAATTCAATAGGCGTAATTGATTCAAAACCTTTATATAATTCCTGTACAGTCTCACGAAACATCTTAATATAAATTAGATACACTTTATCATAGTTAAGTGTATAAGAATGCATTATACCGTTTGTTATGAAATAATCACCCAAACCAGTGTGTGTATGAATAAGTATATTTTTCATTCAATTCCCAATAATTATTTTACTTTATCTAATCTTTCTTTTGGAGCTAGCAGCATGTTTTGCCAATCTATGACTATATAGTCATAGTCGGAAATATCTGCAAGCTCTTTTTTAATATTATCAATTCCAATTAGATTATATTCTATCCATATCCATGGGCGATATTTTTTAATAGTCTCTATACCACCTCTGAGTGCTTCACATTCATAACCCTCAATATCTAATTTAAGAAAATCTAATCTACGTAGATTCATATCATCAATTGCTACAACATCAACTTCTCTAACATTTTCTTCTTTATCTTTAGAGACAGCCACCATACCAAAGTCAGATTTTTGACTAAAATCTATTTCGGGTATATTTGCTTTTCCAGAGACTGCTCCAAGACATTTATTATGAAGCGTTACATTGTTTAAATCATTGAGTGCAACAGTACCACCAAGAGCATAGAATAACATCTTTTGTGGTTCAAAAGCGTGAATCTCTAGATTTTTATTTTTGTATTGTGTTGCAATAGGAATTGAGACATAACCAATATTTGCACCACCATCAATAATAACAGAATTATCATCTAACCAAAAAACTATTCTGGTTAGAAAACTAAGTTCTTCTTCTATGTGGGTTCTTTTATGCTTTGAAGCATCGAGCGGGGATGGAGTAGGTGGACCGGGAGTATAATTTACTGGAATTATAAAATATCCATAATCTAATTCAACTTGAGCAAAATTATTCATTTAAATCTTTCATCAATGATAAACATTAAGTATATATCATGTAGCTCTATACTTCAATAGAAAAGGGAGACTTAGTCTCCCTTAATTTAAAACAGTTAGTTTTAAAAATTAGATTCTATAGGTTCTGGAATAGTGGGTGCTGCATTACCTACTTTTTCCTCGTCTTTTTCCTCATCTAGTTTACTATAAAGATCGAGGAACGCACTCTTTGATTCTACATCAAAACGATTAATACAATAGTTGATTGCCTTCATTCTATCTTTAAACATACTAAAAGCATGAATAATGTGTACTAGACGACGGGTTGAGATGATTTCATCAATACCACCTTCCTGGAAGGTTTTACGAATAATATCTGCCCAGGTTACCAACTTGTCAGCAAATTCTTCATCAATGCAACTTTTTAGTTTCATATTATTGATGATAATTTTGCGCTCGACTGTGGAACTAGGATATTCTTGTTCAATTGTAATTGGAAAACGTTCTAGAAAGGCTTCGTCTAGAATTTGAGCAGCGATGAACTTTCCATCCTCAGTTCCCCTGCCTTTTGTGTTTGCAGTTGCAATAATATTGAATCCTTCTTTTGCTTTGATAACCTCTCCGGTCTTTTTATTAAAGTAAGGCTTACCTTCTAGTACTGCCTGCATACACATTAGTTTATTTGAACCGCGGTCAATTTCATCTAGAATTAAAATAGCACCACGCTTCATAGCTAGTAGAACAGGACCTTCTCGGTACACAATATTTCCGTCTACTAGAGTATTTCCACCAATCAAATCATCCTCATCTGTTTCAATCGAGATATTTACTCGAACACACTCACGCTGATTTTTTGCACAAATTTGCTCAATCATTGTGGTCTTTCCGTTACCAGAAAGACCAGTAATGAATACTGGGTAAAAATTTCCAGAGAGAATAATTGATTCTAAGTCACGATAAAATCCGAAAGGAACATATGTTTGTTCCTTTTCTGGAACTAAATTACCAATCTCAACATTGAGATTTTTCTGACGTAGAGGCAAAATATTCGCTGGTTCTGCTACCGGTGCAGAGATAGGTTCTACAGCTTGTTTATTGGTGAATGTATACTTACCATGTCCACTTTTATATACAGGATTACCTAGTAACCACCTAGGATGGTCAAGGGATTTTTCCTTGACATATTGCAAAATTTGCTTAGTTGAAACATTAACACCGAAACGCTCAACTAAGCAATCAATCAGTGTTTGACGTTCAAGCTGCGAAACTATTTTAGCCATAACAACTCCTTTTCAATATTCTTTATCATTATAACACAGAAGTGGATATATGTCAAGCAAAATTTCACGAAATTACTGAGGCAAATCTATTAAGAAACATACGATTAAAACTTATTCTGCTTCTATATTTCATAAACGCCTTTTTTAGATCATTTTTAGAGAAATCTTTATCTACACTAATTTCAGCTTCCTCTAATTCCTGTGCTCGACCACCAGACATAATAAAGAAATGATCATATGTATCCCCCTCAATATCATGGAAACCATTACTTCTTATTGAAGTTAGTTCTTTGTCAGTAAGAAAAGTTGAGGATCCGTAAATATTATTATAATTAGATATTGTATGACGTAGACGTTTATCTGAAATAAAAAATCCAATAACATTACAATCTGTAATCTTCTTTAGAAGTTGCAAATAAGCACAAGTCATAGGTTGATGATTTTTTGAAGCTCCAACTAATTTAGTTACTGGATCGGTAACATATCGCACAATACTGCTACCCCTTTCTTTCCAAGAGTGATAACCGTGTCCAGATGTATCAGTTCCCGCTGATGTAGTATCAGATTGCCCATCTGTCAGAAAAATAGTGTTAACAATGTCTAGCCGATAATTTTTTCTGAATTGCTTCACCATTTCAATTGATGCGATTACAGTTGCATCTAGAGGGGTAGAATGTAATTCATCTGTTGGAGGAGTGTAATAATCAAATTTGTTTTGCTGTTTTTCATATCTAGTCATAAAGGTCATAGAGAGAAAAATTAAATTTTTGATAGCGTTTTTAAATTCTGTACTAGACATACGTGAGCTAATGTATTCTCGCATTCTAAAATGTGGATCATCAATTTTTTGATTACCGATGACGTACTTCTTCATGAAACAATTTTTATATTTTGAATCTATTTCTCCGTAGATGTCAGGACAATTTGTGAAAGAATACACTGAGAAAGGAACATTAATCTTTCTGCAGAACATTGCTAGAATGATCGTTTGCTCTAATGTAGATTTCATCTTATCCTCCATGGATCTAGAAAAATCTACAAACATAATCATGCCATGGTTCTTACCATTGGGTACTGTAGTCACTCTATTGAAAAGATCTTCTGTTATCTTATATGCAAAAAGTTTCTTTGTATTAATCTCACCTGTTTTAGAAACCGAGGCTCTAGCGAATTGACGAGCATTTTTTCTAAGCTCAAATTCCTTGACCATATATGCTACGTACTTTTCATTCTTCTTTTTGAATTCAGCAAAAAGTTTATTTTTTATTTGATCAAGATAATCTAGAGATTTAGTCTTTTCGATACAAAAAATCATATTTTTATGAACAGTTTTATAATCAATTACTCGAGCTTCCCAATTAACCTCAGGTAGAAGAAAATATTTAAAACTAGTTTTATCACTCGATACAAGGCTCCGCTCCCGATGACGGAAACTTTCGTCTGTTATAGAAATTGGATCTGATGGAATTTCCATCATATCTTCACTATCATCAAACACATCTAGATCATCGGTGTCATCTTCAGAATCTTCTGCTTCTTCACCTAGATTAAATTTCAATCCATCATAGGTAAATTTAGATTCAGTATTTTTTGCAAGTTCAAATAATTCTTTGGCAATACTCTCAGTATCTTCCCAAGAAGAGATATTATCAATCTTTTTTAGATATTCAGTTTCATCTGTATGAAATTTAACATTTAGAAACATACCAACTTTGTAGTGAAGATTGATTCTATCGATAAAAGGTAAGTCATTTATCGAATAATCTAATTTAGATAATCCGAAAAAATCATTCTCATAAAGGCTTTTATATCCGGAGAAAAAAGATCTCCGAATACCAGGAAACTTTTCTTTAATTAACCTTTCGATTCTAATATCTTCAATTACATTAAGAAAAGATTTAAAACCTGCACCTTCTTTTGTGATAGCATTATGCCAGCCCTGTGGTGGAGTAAATAGAGCATGACCGACCTCATGACCCATAAGCAAGTCATATAGTTCCTCGGACATGTTTTTCCAGATAGGGCATACAAGAACTCTATTGCTGAGTTCAAAGTAAGCAGTTGAAACATTCTTATGCTCAACCGTAATGTTTTCTTGAGCAAATAGTTTTGCTAGAATTGATTTGCTTTTTGCGATTTGCATCGGTACAGTCTCCTATTCATTCTAACATATTATACATCATTCACCAATGAATGTCAAGAAGTTTTAATCCATTGATTTATAAGGGTTTTTAACCGTACCAATTATGAGTTACAATTCGATTTTCAAAATGTTCACCGCAAAGGACACACTCTGACCATGAATGTGTCTCTGCTTTATCATTATAGTTACCGGGATAATATTTAAACTTGGGAATAATTTGTTCATGCGTACATGAAGCAAATAATTCTCTTAATTCTTTTTCATGCTTTTCAATTATTTTCTTTTTGCGAGAAATTTTCTTAGCTAAATGCATTTTTAATCCTCTAAAGAAATATGCTTTTTAACACTTTTCTTTCCACGCTCAGTCCCGGACATCCATGGCTGCATGGTCATATTATTCAAGTAGTTCTCCATTGTAGGAATGAAACCCAGATCTTGAATAATATGCTCCTCAGCAATATCTCGAGTGCTAATTTTCTTACCTACACTATTTGTAATATACGTACCGAAAACCTGCTCGACTACGAAACAGCCAAATGCTGAGTGTAGAATTGCTCTATGTCGAACGTCTGGCATTGCCATCTTAGATGAATCAATAAAGTTGTGAATTGGCAAGTAATCCTCAACAGTACCACCCCATGCTTTCCTACTAATATTTGCATGCAGTAACGGCTTCATAATCAGTCTTCTTTCAAAAGGAATTTATTGGAAATTGCCTTGAAACTTTCTTCTTCATAAAGGTTTTTGTATACTACACCTTCTCGCTCAACATCTTTGCAAAGTAAACTAGTCCCCTCTGCAGATCGCAGAATTTCTTCTGTTGAGGAAGGAACTTTTACTGCTGTACCAAGTACTGGTACATGATTGATTCCTAACTCTATAGAGAGACGTAGACGTTCTGTTGGTAGTAGATATCTTTTATTGTCTATGTCATAGATATCAAACAAAAAGAAATCTAGGCCAGTTCTCTTGTATCGGTTCTTTTGAACACCTTCCCCGATCAATTCACCTTGGAGAGCTAGATTTTTACCAGTAGAAATAATTTTCTCTAACAGTTGTTGTTTTTCTGCTACACTCCAAAAAGAATTATTTAGATCTTTTTCTAGATCGTAGTTTCTACTGCAGACACCTTGCTTGTCACCATTGACATAAACAGTCATAGATGAACCATCTAGTTTTTCAGTGGCTTCCCAATATTGAGATGAAACATCGTAGTCGATATTTTGAATACGCTCTTGGTCTGTCTTAGGAATAAAATTAGGAAATAATCCTAGAACCTCTCCTCTCAATTGAGCAGGAATAGGAGCTTCCCATTTTTGAATACCTAAAAGTTCTGTAAGGTCAAAACCATCCTCTAGATGCATTAGAGATTCAGCGATTGGCAAAAGAAGACCTTGGGAAAGTTGCCCACGTAGTTTTACTGTACGTAGACGCTCACCAGGAACATCATTATATGCACGAGGATCTTTACCCTTACTTAGAAAGGGAGCTAGAGCATGAGGAATCCAAGAATCGATTTCACAATAAATTGCTTTGTCACCGATCTTGAATTCATTTTTCTTTGAGACAACTTTCCAACCACCTACAGTACACACTTCGATAGCGTCTGCGTTAGGAATGGGTTCTACATTGTCGATCAAACGTATTGATGCTAACTTTCTCATCTTGTCACCTTTTAGTTTTTTGTATTATAATATACCCAAACCAAAATGTCAAGCATTATCTTAAAATCGAAAAATTGTTTTGTTTCTCGTACCTTATGACTGATCTAAACTTATCAAAAAGTACATCACCTTTGTGGCTAATGACGAAAAGATTAGTTTCCTCACCTAAAGTATTAAGTAATGCCATCAAGTAGTCAGTTCCATTATTATCCAATGAACTATCAAAAATTTCATCTAGAATAAGTAAATTGGTGTTTACAGAGTTCTTCATCTTTGCAATTACTCTCCAAGTGAACAGTAATGCTAGATCAATACGTTGCTTTTCACCTTCACTAAAGGATGCATAACTAAATTCATCTCTATGTCTAGATTTCATTACTTCATTGAATGATTCATCCAATTCCATATGAACAAAGAAATCCATAGCAGTTAGAAACTTATTTACCATCTTGTTAATGATTGGAAGATATTGCTTAATGACTTTAGTCTTTATACCAGTATCTTTAAGCATCATTGAACAAACAGTTAAATACTCTAGGTGTTGATTAAAATCTGATTTATCATTTGATAATCGAATAACTTCCTTTGCTATTTCTTTTAATTTTAGTTTTTCATTATTCAAATTTTCTATGATAGTATCAGAGGGTTCTTCCTCTTGTTTTTTCAACTTAACTAAGTATTTTTCACCAGATGTTATGATGCTGTTTTGTTCTTGAAGCTGCTTGCTCAACTCTTTAATCTCTGTCGTAATGTCAGAAATTTTCTGAATATTTTTGTTGAGCTTATCCATATCCTTGTTTAGTGTTTTTATTGCTTCCTCTACCTCACTAAACTTAGTTTTCTTTGATCCAAGAATATTATTTTTATAATCTAAAGTAATTGATTGTTTACATGCAGGACATTGGTCATTATTAGAATAAAATGTTATATCAGCACTAAGCTTAGCATTGCAAGAATCTAATTTCTGCTTCATAGAGGTTAATTGTAGAAGCTTATTATTCAAATCATCTTTTTTATTTGTTTTAGATGTTTTGATTTGAATTTGATCAATTAGATAAGTCACAATTTTTTGTGCATCTTCCATTTCTTGCATTGTCTTATCGATTTCAGCTTTAACCTCTAAATTCTTCTTATCTCTAGAGTCCTCTATTTTCTTAATAAAATCCTTTTGCATCTTGGCTTTTTGTTTCTCCAATTCTATCTTGGAGTCTATTTGCCGTATAAATTCTTTAACCTCAAAAATCTTATCTTTCAAAAGAATATTCATTTTAGAGAAAATTTGAATATCTAGAATATCTTCAATTACTTCTCTACGATGTGCTGGCGACAATTGCATAAAAGGAGTAAAAGATGCACTACCCAAAATACCAATTTGAGTAAATGCTTTATAGTTGAATTTCAGTATTTGTTCTTCAAGAACCTTTTGATAATCCTTGGAGTCAGCATCTTGATTTACCAATTCATCGTTACAAAAGATATTGAAAATTGCTGGTTTGATACCTCTAGATATTCTATAATTTTTCTTACCAGAGATAAACTCAATTTCAACAATACAATTCTTTTGATTGATTGAATTGAGTAATTGTGGTTTGTTTATCTTTCTAAACGCCTTTCCAAATAATCCAAAGCACAATGCATCAAGTAGAGTACTCTTACCTGATCCATTCTCACCCAAAATTAAGGTTGTTGTGCTTTTGTTTAACAATATCTCCGTAAAGGTATTTCCTGTAGAGAGAAAGTTTTTCCATCTTACTTTAGTAAATGTAATCATTCTTCAAATGTTTGTGCTTCTACATAAAGGGTTTTTAAAATTGTTTTGATTTTTTCTTTATTCATGTCAGTTTCAATAGCATCAACATATGATCCTAATAAAGACATTGTATCCTCTATACTAACAGATTCATCCTCAACTTGAGATTCAAATTCGGAGAAATCCTCAATAATTTTCAAATCTAGAGGACCTATTGAATAAAGCCAATCTACAAATTTATCAAACAAATAAGCATCTTTTTTATTAACAACAATCAATTTTATGTTTTTGTTGGTATAATTATCCTCAGATACCATTGATTTGTTATAATCTACCTCAACATCGTTATAGTATATCTTCTCAAATATTGTATAAGGATTCTCTATAAATTCTAACTCTAGAGTTTCAGTATCTAAAATATGAAAACCCCTTGAATCACCATAATCTTGCCAGGTGATTTGATAAGGATTACCTAGGTAAGTAATATTCTTCTTAGAAGATTTGTGGTGATAATGAC